AAACAGTCGTGGCCGTCGCGGCGGATGATCACCGCCTCGCCATCGAGCAGCGCGACCAGGCGAGCGCGTGCCAGGATCGCCCGGCGGCGTTCGTTCGGGTCGGTCGCGTCCAGCTCCGGCGCGTCGATCTCCAGCAGCCTGATCTTCTCCCGATCGATCCACACCGTATCGCCATCGTGGACGCAGGTTTCGCGCCGCGCTGGCGGCGGTGGGCAGACGGCGATCGCGAGGGCGGCGGCTGAGAGCAGGAGCGACATTTCCGCTGTTTCTGCGATCGGGTTTGCCAGATCAAGCCAATCGCTCTAGTCCGGATGCAACCCGCCACCTGCGCTGCGCCCCGGCCACAGGAACGCGTTCCGGGTCCCTCCACTTCGGCACCATCGGCAAAGCGGTCTTCGTAATTCACACGGAGACAACGCAATGGCCGGTATCAAGGATCTCTCGCTCAAGCAGGCGGAGGAAAAGCTCGCCACCATCCAGGACGAGATGGGCAAGGTGCTGACGGAGGCGAAAGCCGACGACGGCAGCCTCGACTTCAACAAGGTCACCTTCTTTGGCGACAGCGTCAAAGGCTCGGTCGCGGTGGCCGAGAAGTTCCAGCAGAAGGACGCCGAGGCCAACGAGCTGGGCGAGCACATCGACACGCTGCGCGGTGCCGAGAAGGCGGCGCAAAACTACGAAGCCCGCGAAAAGGGCCTGCGCAACTTCCCGCTGCCCGGTGCTGGTGGCCAGGGTGGGCTGCCCGCCAACCAGCAGCAGTTCAAGTCGCTCGGCGAACAGGCTGTCGAGACCAAGGCGTTCAAGGAGTGGGTGGCGGACGGCTGCCCCAGCGGCAAGGGCGTCGACCTGCAATTCGAGAAGGCGCTGGCCTCCGATTATCTGGCCCGTGGCGCGCAAGGCTCGACGATCGGCAGCAAGGCGCTGATGTCGACAGGGGCGGGGTTTGCGCCCGAAAGCGTCCGGATGCCCGGCTTCGTCGAAGCGCCGACCCGCCCGGTGCAGCTGCTCGACATCCTGCCGCTTAACCGCACTGGCCAAGCAGCGGTGCCCTACATGGAAGAAACCACGCGCACGCACGGTGCGGCTGAGACTGCCGAGGGTGGAACCTACAACGAAAGTGAGTTCGCCTTCACCGAGCGCACCAGCCCGGTGCGCAAGATCACCGACAGCATTCCGGTGACCGACGAGCAGTTCGAGGATGTCCCTCTGGTCGAGGGCTATATCAACAATCGCCTGCCGTTCGGCCTGCGTCAGCGGCTCGATTATCAGTGCGGTGTCGGCACCGGCTCCGCCCCCCAGCTGCGCGGCATCCTAAACACCATCGGCATTCTGACCCAGACGAAAGGCTCCGGTCCGGTATTGGACGCCTTCTTCAAGGCAATGACCAAGGTCCGGATCAATGGCCGCGCGATGGCGACCCACAACCTGATCCACCCGCTCGACTGGCAAGACATTCGCCTGACCCGCACCAACGACGGCATCTACATCTTCGGTTCACCGATGGAGAGCGGGCCGGATCGCCTCTGGGGCCTCCCCGTCGTCCAGTACGAGCCGATGGGCCAGGGCAAGGGGCTGACCGGCAGTTTCATGCCCGCATATATCGAACTGGTCGAACGGCGTGGGATCGACATTCAGGTCGGCTACGTCAACGCGCAGTTCGCCGAGGGCAAGCGCACGGTGCGCGCCGACATGCGCGCCGCGCTGCCGGTCTATCGCCCCGCCGCCTTCTGCGAAGTCAATCTGACCGAATAACCGCCGTCGGCGATCGGGCCGCGTCCGCCCGGTCGCCACTCCAGTCGGGGCGGGTCGATGATCCCCGATCCGTCCCGGCTCTCGGTGAGGCCCGGCTTTCCTGCCCGGCGGCCAGGCCTCTCCCAGAGCTTCAGGAGACACTAACATGAAAATCGCAGGTTCGCAGGTTCGCATCCGCACGTTCGAGGCAGCGGCGATCGCGCTTGGCGGCGATGCCGACGTAGTCGCCGACACCGCGCTCGATGCTGCCGAGGACACCGAAGTGCTCGCCACCGCTTTCGACGGGCAGCCCGACGTAGCGCGCAACGTCACTGTGAAAGGCAACGATGCCAACGTCACGGGCGACGTTGTGGTCGAAGGCTTCGATCTGGACGGCGGCGCGATCACCGAGACGATCGCCCTCAACGGCGCAACGCTGGTCGCGGGCAATCGCGCCTTCGCTGAGATCACCGCAATCACCCTGCCGCCCTACGACACCGCCAACACCGAGCGGGTCCGGATTGGCCTGGGCGCGAAGATCGGCCTGCCGGTACGTCTGAACCGCGACACGGTGATCGCCGCCTTCCTCGACAATGTGCGCGAGGCCACGCGGCCCACGGTGGCGACCTCGCTCGCCACGCTCAGCGCCAACACGGTGACGCTCGACAGCGCGCTCGATGGCAGCGGCGTGCTGGTCGATTTCTACGAGACCCAGTGAGGGCAGACCGCCCCGACCGACCACCCTCCATCTCAACCAGGAGACGCCTGAAATGCCCAAGCACCAGATCGCCGCCCAGCGGCTTTACCTCACCGCCAACAAGCAGGCCCTCGTCCCGGCAGGCCACGATGAAGCCGCGATCCTCTACGCCAACGAAGGCACGATCATTCCACAATCGGCGTGCGAGATGTTCGGCCTGAAGGACGGCAAGCTGCCCGGTGGCAAGAAGACCAGCGCGAAGGGCGGAACCAAGGCCGCGCCGCCGCCGCCGAACAAGGGCGAGCCCGCCCCGCCCAACAAGAGCGCTCCGCCGCCCCCGAACAAGGGCGCGCCGCCTCCGCCGAACAAGGCCGCGAAGGTGCCGGAGGACAAGGTGATCAAGCTGGGCGAAGGCAAGGCCGACGCCGCCGATGGCGGCACGGCGAAAGCGCCCGAGCTGACCGACATCGACGGGATCGGCCCGGCGACCGCCAAGGCCCTGATCGGGGCAGGCATCGCCGGGGTCGCGGGTCTCGCCGCCGTCGACCTCGCCAACCGGCCCGAGATCGAGGGGCTGGCCAGCACCTTCGACTGGGGTAGCTCGATCGCCGCCGCCAAGGCGCTGGTCGGCTCCACCGATGACGAAGCCGCCGCGACCGGAGACGCGGCGTGACCACCACCGTCACCGTCACCACCGGCGACCACCCGGCTGCCGTGCTCGCCTTTCCGCTGAAGGATGGCGAGCCGGTGGGCGGCGAGGCGTACAGCCAGCTCGGCGTGGTGGAACCGCAGTCGACCGGCGAGTTCGCTGCGCATTCCGGCCAGGACATTCTGGTGCGCGAGGAAGCGCTGCCCGAGGCGGCTGCCGAGGTTGACACAGCGCGCGAAGAGGAAGCGGCCTGATGGCTACTCTCACCCGCGAACAGGCGTGGGCCTTGCAGGCCTATCTCACCGCGATTGAACTCTACGCCAGTGGCGTCTGGGGAGCGGTCGAGGGGCCGATGCGAGACGAGTTTGGGATCGACGATCCCGAAAGCGCGCTCGCCGATGCTCAACAAGCGCTGGAGGGCTAAGCAATGTCGCTCCTCGATCGGGTCAAGGAACGCACGGCCAGCGATCTGCCGGACGCCGAGCTGCAAGCGATGATCGACGCGATCACCGCCGAGCTTGACGGGCGTTTCGGCCCGATCGGGGAGACGACGGTCAAGATCGGCGATCCGGGTGAACCGGCATCGAGCGCGATGCGCCACCTGCGCCTGGTCAGGCCTGCCGACGCCGCGCAGCCGATCACAATCGTCGAACGCAATCCAGGCAACTCCGGCGCGGATGGCGATCGCACCACGCTGGACGCTGACGATTTCGAGCTGCTGCACGATGGCCGCACGCTGCTGCGCCTGACCAGCGGCCCGAACGGATCGCACTATTGGGCTCCGCTGGTCGAGGTGACCTACACGCCACAGGCCAACGCCGCCGCGCGCGAGGAGGCGACGATCAAGCTGATCCAGCTCGACCTCTCCTATCGCGGCGGGCTGAAGAGCGAGAAGGCGGGCGATTATTCGTTCACGCTGTCGGGCGACATCGCCGCCGATCGCGAGGCGATCATGCAGACGCTGGCCGACCGGCGCGGGATGGTGATGGCTTGATCGCGCTCTTGATCCTCTACCTGCTCGGTGCGGCAATTGTGCTCTTTCTTAGTGCTCCGTGGGATCACTATCAGGCGAGCACCTGGTCGGCGGCGATCGTCATTGCGATCATCTGGCCGTTGGCTGCGGTGCTGCTCATCCTCGGGATGATTGTCGATCTCATCCTCGTTTTTCGCAGGCGTCCGCGATGATCGCGCAGCGGCTCACCATGCGCGCGGCGATCGAGCGCGATCAGGCGACGGGCGAGGATGCCTGGGGCGGCAAGCCCGCACCGCAGTTCGAGACGCTGCACGCGGCGCTGCCGTGCTTCGCCTGGTCGAAGGCGAGCCGCGAGCTGGTGGACGGGGCAAAGACCGCGATGATCGAGGACGCGCGCGTGATCTTCGCGAAGGGCGCGGACGTTGCCGAGGGCGATGTCATCACCGCGATCAGCGACCGGAAAGGCACCGTCCTGATCCCCGGTCGGCTGAAGGTCGAAGGCCCGCCGCAGTTCAAGCACACGCACGTCGAAGCCGCGCTTCAGAGGATCGGGTGATGGTGGACCACGCACGAGAAGCCAAGGCGATCGCCAGCGGGCTGGAGGTCGGTTCGGCCTGCCAGGCAATCGCCGGGCGGATTTTTCCGCACAACAACGACTTCGTCTCGCGCGAGAAGCTGACCGAAGAGCTGGTCGCCTTCTTCGTCCCGATCATCTCCCGGATCGATGAGCTTGAGAAGCACAGCCATCCTCCGGTGGACCTGCTGCCGCTGATCCGCGCCGAGATCGACAAAGATCGCCGGAGGTCGCTCTGATGGCCGAGCAGTCCCTCAAATGGAACGGCGATGCGCTCAGCGCTAAGATGCGCCGCGCGCAGATCGCGGGCGTCAACGGCACGATGGCGCTGTGCGTCCAGGACGCGAAGAACGATCACGCCTGGCTCAATCGCACCGGCGTTCTCGAAGGATCAATCGACATCGCGGAAGGCGCAACCGTCGTCGCGAATGGTGTCGAGGGAACGTGGGGATCGAAGGGCGTCAAGTATGCCCGCATCCACGAACTCGGCGGCACGATCGAGCACCCGGGGGGCACGCCTTACAAGATCGTCGACGGCGGGATGGCTGTCTTCGTTTCCAAGAACGATCCCGAGGCAGCCAATTTGCCGAAGACGAAGCCGCACGAGATCGTAATGCCTGCGCGGCCCTACCTGCGGCCCGCAGCGGACACACGATACCCCGAACTCGCCAAGAACGTGAAGGCGGCATTTGAGGCGATGGAAGGTCCCGATCTGCCGCCAGCGACAGGCGGCAAGAAATGAGCGAGCCGGCCGATCTGGAGGCGGGCCTGCGGGCCTACCTGCTCAACCAGGGCACCGTCACCGCAGAGGTGGCCGGGCGCGTCTTCGCGGGCGAGCTGCCTGCCGACGAGACCGCCGCCATGCCGCGCGGTGCGATCGTGCTGAAGTCGAGCGGCGGCGTCTCGCTGACAGCCGAGAGCGAGAACGACCACGACACCCAGCGGATCGACCTTTTCACCTTCGGCGCGACCCCGCGCGAGGCCGCGACGATCATGCGCACCGCCGCGCTGGCGCTGCGCCGCCTCAAGCGCGGGATCTACGGCGGCGTCGTGATCCACTGGGTCAACCCGGCGGGCGGCTCTGTCCAGGGCCGCGAGCCGGGCACCGAATGGCCGCGTCACTTCCAGTCTTTTCAGGCCCTGCACGGCCTCACCCAAGTCCAACCCTAGGAGACCTTCGCCATGACTCCCTTCGAAATCATCTGCGCCCCGCTGACGGTGTACATCGCCGATGTCGGCACCGCTTTCCCCACGCTGGACGCAGCGCCCGGCGCAGGCTGGACGCTGCTGGGCACCAACGGAACCCGGTCCTACGAAGTCGGCGGGGTGACCGTCAGCCACTCCAAGACGTTCTCCAAGGTTCGCACGGACGGCGCGACCGGCCCGGTCAAGGCGAGCCTCGACGAAGAAGACCTGATGTTCCGGGTCAATATCCTCGATCTCAGCCTGGAGGCCTACAGCCTCGTCCTCAACGGCAACACCGTCACCGAAACGGCGGCGGGTTCGGGCTCGATGGGGTTCAAGAAGATCGGCCTTTCGCAGAGCGTGGGCCGCACGCGTGAATTCGCGCTGATCGCGCGCGGCCTGTCGCCCTACGACGAGGCGTTCCCGCTCCAGTACTGTGTGCCGCGCTGCTACGACAGCGGCAGCCCGGAACCGGTGTTCAAGAAGGGCGGCACCGGCGCTTCGCTGCGGCTGGAGATGACCGCGCTGGAGGACCTGAGCGACGGCGTGAGCGAAGACGAACGCTTCGGCTACATCCTCGCTGGCAACGCCGCCGCGCTCGCCTGATCCACCCGACCTCTAGACCGGAGAGCCGATCATGGATCAGGCCAGCCCCGCGCCGCTGCTCGACCTCGACACGCTGACCACGCGCAATTTCATCGCGATCGACGGCCAGCGGTACTTCATCCGATCGCCCGACGAACTGAGCGTGATCGAGAGCCACCGCTTCGTGCGCTGGGTCGATCGCGTGCAGGCGCTGCAAAAGGCGGACCCCGGCAAAGACGAGGAGGCCCAGGACACGCGCTCTGCCGAGCTGGCGGAGCTGGTCGATACGATCGTGCGGGGTGCGGTGATCGATCTGCCCGAGGAGGTCTTCGCCAAGCTGAGCGGCGCGCAGCGCTGGTCGGTGGTGGATGTTTTTACCGCGCTCCTGATGCGGCGGGCCGTCGCCGTGTCGGGAGCGATGCACAAGGCGGCGGGGACGTGGACTCCGGAGATGGAGAGCGCGCTCGGATCGATTGGGGCGAGCAGCTCCCCCGGCTACAGCGGTTCTACGGCGGAGACCCGCAAGCCTGGCTGGCTGAGCTTCCTGTCGGGCTTGTTCGAGCATTCGTGACGATGATGCCGCGCCTCGACGCGCGTGAGCGCCTTGCGCGTGCCCAGGACGTGGCGCTGGGCAGCGGCACGATCGACGAAGACGTGAAGCGCGATCTGCAGGAGGAGCTGACCAACCGCGCACGCGGCCCCCGGCGCGCCAAGGCGGCCACGCGGCGCGACATCGCTGGCGCGGGCATCGGCATCCGCGTGAGCCCTCCCAAGGCGGAGCCCGGCAATGGCTGAGAACCTCGGCGATGCCCTGCTGCACCTGCGCACGGACGATGCGCAGTTTAATGCGGGCGTCGATAAGGCGGAGGGCCGCGCGAAGAAGCTCGGCACCGAACTGGACAAGACGCGCGGGCAAGCTGACCGCCTCGGCACCGAGATGGCCGAGACCGGGGCCAAGGCCGCGAAGATGGGCGATGGCTTCCAGCAGGGCGGCTCCAAGGTGGTCGCATCGTCGGCTGCCCAGAAGGCCGGGATGCAGCAGCTCAGCTATCAGGTCGGCGACATCGCGACGATGTACTCGATGGGCGCGCGGCCCACTCAGATCTTCGCTTCGCAGATCGGGCAGGTCACCCAGGCGATCCAGCTCGCGACCGGAGGGGCAAGTAAGTTCGCCGCGTTCCTTGGCGGGCCTTGGGGGATGGCGATAACGGCGGGCGTGATCGTCCTCGCGCCGTTCATCGGCAAGCTGTTCGAAGCCGAAAAGGCGATGGAGGCGGTCGAGTTCTCCAGCCATGCGATGGGCGATGCGCAGGGCATCCTGGGCAGCGTGATCGACCTGACCACCGGCAAGATCAAGGATCAGACCAGCGCGCTGTGGGCGCTCGCCCGCGCGCAGGCCGTCGCCGGGCAGATCCAGGCACGCGAGCGGGCGCAGGAGCTGCGCCGTACGCTGAAGGACGCGGCGGACGAAAAGGGCGGCATCATGACCGTCGCGGGCATTCCGGTGCCGAAGCTGGGCGCGCGCGGGATCGTGGGCCTTCAGCGCAGCTCCACGCCCACCGCGAAGATCGCCCAGGGCGTGCTGGACGGCACCCTCTCTCCCGAGGCGGCGATCAAGCAGCTTCAGGCGCTGGAAGGCGCGCTGCCGGGCGACAAGCTGGGCCAGCTGCTCTCCACGGTCGCCAACCTCAACGTCGAGCAGCTCAACGCGAAAGTTTACGAGGACCTTGAGGCCGCCTTAGACGGCGATAAGGACGCGCTTGAGGGCTTCCTCAACCGGCCCGATCCGAAGAAGACCCGCACCCGCAAACCGCGCACGCCTAAGGGGCCGACCGCCGCCGAGCTGCAATCCCGGTTCGAGGGCGAGGACGTGCAGCTTCAGCGCGAGACCTTGCAGGCGAAGCTTCAGCTGGCGACTACCGCCGAAGAACGCGCAGACATCCAGGCGGAGCTGCTGACGCTGGAGCGTGACCAGCGGCTGGCCGAGATCGAGGCGAGCAAGCTGAGCGAGACGCAGAAGGAAGCGCTGCGCAAGCGGGTCGAGGAGCTGCTGGGCAAGGAAACGCCCGACGATCCGGACGGCACGATCGTGGTGGGCAAGAACACCGGCCTGCAAGGTCAGCTCGACCAGCGCGCCTACGCGGCGGAGATCGAGCGCGAGATCGCCGCGCTGGCGCAGGCCCGGTTCGAGGCAGAGACCGAGGCGCTTCAGGTGCAGCTGTCGCTGGCCGACACCGAGGCGGAGCGCAAGGCCATCGCGCTCAAGCTGCTGGAGGCCGACGAACGCTATCTGGAGCAGAAGCTTCAGGCGGTGCTGGACAGCGCGACCGCCAGCCGGGCGGAGAAAGAGCGCGCGCAGATCGCGCTCGATGCGCTGAAGGCCACCGCGCCGGGGCGGCACGAGGAAGTTGCCCGCGCCAACGGCACCACGGTCGATCGCTACCTGCGCGACCTCAACAAGACGCCCGAGCAGATCAACGAGGTGGTCGATAGTATCACGATCGGCGGCCTCGAAACGTTGAACGACGGGCTGGTCGACATGCTGATGAACGCCCGGTCGGTGGGCGATGCCTTCAAGTCGATGGGCGACCTCTTTCACTCGATGACCGAGCAGATCATTGCCGACCTGCTGCGGATCGCGATGCAGCAGATGATCGTCGCGCCGATCGCCAACGCGCTGTTTGGCGCGGTGGGCGCTGGCGGCGATCGCAGCGGTGGCTTCCTCTCCACCCTCCTGTCAGGCTTCGCAGGTCTGTTCGCGGATGGTGGCACGATCCCGACCGGCCAGTTCGGCATAGTCGGCGAAGCGGGGCCGGAACTGGCCTTCGCCGCGCCGGGTGGCCTTGGCATCATGTCCAACTCCGACAGTCGCCGCGCGCTTGGCCGGGGCGACGGTCAGAAGAGCGGCGGCGACACCTTCAACTTCAACATGCCGGTCGATGCGACGGGAGCGGAGTCCGCGGCGATCGCGCGGCTCAATTCGCGGCTCGACCGTTTCGAGCGTGATCTGCCCACGACCATCGTCGGCACCGTGCGCGATGCCCAGGAGCGGCGGTTTCTGGCGGGAGGTGCGGCATGATCCTGCCTCTGCCCGAAACCCCCAGCGGGATCGCCCGCGTCAAGCTGGAGATCCAGCGGGTCGATTACGGCGCGCCGGAGGCGAGTGGACGGCAGGGCGGTGTGCAGGCCGGGTTCCCGGTGTGGGGCGTCAGACTGGAACTCGACCGGATCGACCCGGTCAGCGCGGATCTGTGGAGCGCGTTCATCGATCGGCTGCGGGGGCGCATTCGCCGGTTCTATTGCGGCGACAGTGCGCGCCCGCGCCCGGTCGCCCACGCTTACGGCATGTTGAGCCTGGCGCGGGCGGGCGGCGGCGCGTTCGACGGTGCCGCGACCGGGTGGAGCCAGACGGTGGACGCGGACGGCGATGCCACGATCACGCTCAGCGGGCTGCCCGCAGGCTTCGTGCTGACGCCGCGCGACCTGATCGGCTTCAAGTGGGATGCGGACGGCGCGGCGGCGGGCACCTTCGAACGACGCACGGTGGCTCGCTGCGTTACCTCGGCAGTCGCCGATGAAGGCGGCGAAGTGAGCATCATCGCCGAGCCGCCGCTGGATACCGAGCTGGTCCCTGCCGGAGCGATCGCCCATTTCGACAATCCGCTGTGCGTGATGCAGCAGGTGCCCGAGGAGACCGACCTCGCTCCGGTGGGTGAAGCCGGGACGATGAGCAGCGGCACCATCGTCGGCATTCAGGACCTGCGGCCATGAAGTCGATCGCCGCCGCCGCCCTGGCCGCGCTGGAACGCGGCGATCCGATCGTCGTCGGCGCGGTCGAGATCGCGTCCGATCCGGTG